TTATCAGCACGGAATTTTTGTTCTTCAGTAATCTCAAATGAAAAGCGTGGTTTGTAGTCTTCGTTCATTAGATTCTCCAGTTTGTTAAATTTTTTAATTATCTATTTCCACTCTGTAGTGGGCATGATAGCTTTTTCCATAACTCTATCTTTGTAAGGAAGTAATAACCTAATTAGATTAGCTATCTCACTTTGGATATCAGTTGTTGGTATGTAGCCAATATCAAAGAGGTTTTGATGTGCAGGGTTATAGTAATGTTTCTCAGCCTCATCTCGAGGATTGTGTATATGAGCTATCATTACAGTTTCGTTAGCATTCATTCCCTTCTGAACCATTTCGGCTAGCTCATTTATACTATATATATTCTCAAATTGATTAAAGGTTCTATATTCACCTTTCTTTGGAGGATTTTCGATTGCTAAAGAAAGACATTGAAGTGAATCTTGAAGAGGTAGAAAACCACGAGTTTGATTACCTTTTCCATAGATTGTCAAAGGATGTCCAATGATAGCCTGAGCACAAAATCTATTGATGACTGTACCAAAATATTGATCATAGTCAAAACGTGTGAACTCTTCTTCAACTCCTGGATTAGCAATCCCAAATACAACTCCTTGCATAATATCAGTTGAGTTAAGTCCCCAGGTTTTACAAGCAAAGATTATGTTATGAGTGTCATGGACTTTTGAGAGATGATAGAGAGAGCCTGGTGAGCGAGGAAAGGGAAGGCCTGACATAGAACAAGTATGTATTTTATCTTTAAATTCACTATCAAAGTCTGTGCCATATATTCCTATACAATTACTAGGAATCTTCCCTTCAGGAATATCACACTCTGGAGTTCCATACTCACCCATCGAACCTAGTTTAACTAAATGAGCATTAGGACATTCCTCTTTCATTGCCCAGAGGAGATGCAAAGTACCTATTACATTCTCGTATTGTGTAGTAGTTGCTTTATAAACATCTATCATAGACCAAGGTGCTGATGGCTGCTCAGCAAGATGAACAATGGCATCAGGTTTTACTTCAGATAGATAACTACGTAGATGACCAGGATCATTTCTTCCTAGGTCAAAAATGAAGTTGCCTTTATATCTGCTAAAACTTTTTAGATACTTAATTCTCTTCTTTGGCTCCAAGATGGGAGTCAATGACTCACTTCTAGCTTTTCTAACTCTATGTCTGCGACTTATGTTATCTAAGGTCCATACTTTGTGACCTAGTTTTAATAAATGAAGTGTCAATGGATAGCCTATGTATCCATCAGCACCGAGGATTATGATTTTCATTTTCTGAAGCTCCTTATTTTGATGTTTGAATTGTTGATTAAGAATTGAGTATGTTTGTCGTAGACTTTGACATCTTCGACAACGACTTCCTTAACACCTGCATTAATGAGAGTACCAAAGCAATTTTTGCAAGGGATTATACAGTTCATGTAAAGTGTAGTTCCAATAACTGAGACACCATTCCGAGCTGCATTTGAAATAGCATTTTGCTCAGCATGTTGGGCAGGGCAAAGTTCCATGTGAGTGCCTGACTTGTAGCCGAGAACTTTGCGAGGACATTCTTCTTCAAATCTTGAGAGATGTTTTTCATCTGGGAATGTAGAAAACTCCGCTAATAACTTCAGTTGTTCGTCTTTCAAAAATCTGTCCTGCCCACAATGAGGAACTCCTCTCGGAGGACCATTGTAGCCAGTTGAAGTAATACTCCTATCACGTACAAGGATAGCACCTATCTCACGAGATAGACAAGGTGATTTCTTTGCTACTGCTATACAGATGGCATAGAAATAAGAATCCCAACGCTTTTGAGTTTCTGCGAAGTAGTCTTTGTTCATGTTAACTTCCCTTCCACATTTAGTACAGTGAGGATCACGTAAGTTGACAACTTTTATCATTTTACCTGGATATATGTCCTCACAGTTATCACATTTATCCATAAGTTGAATTCCTCCAAAGTTTCAAAAATGTACGATGTCGTGTATTATTCCATCTCTTCCCTGATCGAAGCATAGAGTTTGAGGAGGTAGTTAATAGCATCAACGAACTTTTCATCCCATTCTTCGAGAGGAATAATTTCATCATTGAGGATACTAGAACTCCCAAACTCAGTATTAATCATATCAGAGATTGACTGGATAGACTTTGCTCCCAGATTCATAATTGTTACTGGAGTTGAATTCCCTCTAAATGAAGCAATCTTCCGGAAGTTGGCTAATGAATCTGATTCACTAAGGTACTCAGCTTCTTTAGCAGATCGTACAGTAGCTGCCTTACGAAGTATGTTATTTTTGTAACTGTCAAAAGTTTTCTTATCCATTCTGTTTCTCCTTTTAAGATTGTTAAATTATTTGGTTATCTGTTAGTAAATCTTCTCTGGATCTATAACCTCTTCAATAGTTCCATTAACAAATTTAGTTATTAAATCAAAGACTTTTGGCTCAATCTCTTCCCATGAGTAAGCACTTCCAATACTGATTCCGACAGTGTATCGACTTGGGTATACTTGTTTTATTCCCTCTATTGCATAGATCTGTATTATAAATTTTTCAGCTAACTCTGCCTTATCTCTAGTATATCTAAGGTTGTACGTGTGATATGTATCTGATGTATCATCTACAATACAATAATCTGCTAATGTTCTTGGGCTATCAACAGCTGTATCACTAAACCACATGCAGCTAAACAATAGAGGTAATAGTACTAATAACACTAACTTTTTCATTTTATTTCACCTCCTTTCATTATTTAGTAAGATTAAATCCTGGATGTAGACATTGACACTCTTTTTGAAGTCTCCAGTTTTCTCTGAGAAGTTCAAGGTTTTCAGTTTGGAGATTGGAGAATTTAGTTTCTTTGTTTTCATTAAGTATTATAATGAAAGTCATAATTATTAGTATAATAATTAGTATCATTTCTTTCATATCTTTACCTTTATTATCTTGGGCAGACAGGATTCGAACCTGCATAGCTCATTTTGTACAGAGAGGTTTAAGAGCCTTACTCCGATTAGTATTTCCAAAATACTTCATGCTGCCCAAGATTTTCAATTACTTTCTTTTGACATACTTGGAGACTGTATTCTTATCCCCATACTCATCATCCTTTCTCACTCCAACAATGAGCCAACCTTCAAGCCCTGGGAGATCATCTTCCCAGCTAAAAGGTCGTGAATAGTCAATACCAAAAGCAGCTGCGAAGTTTCTGAAACTATTTAGAGCCCGTTGAAATTGCTTTTCATCAATTTTTCCTTGAGCATCTGCCAAGTCCCAAAAGAAGTCATTGAACTCGATTACCATAGGATCATCAGGGACGTCGAAGACAGGTGTGTACCATTGACAGCTGTTCTTTTCTGAGATCCCTCCACGAACAGCAATGATTCGAGCTTTTACCTCGGTTCCACGAGGTAAGATTTTTGGTTCTGGAGCGTCTGCGATTTCTTTTTCAAGATCGCTGTAGTCAGTTAATGGCATTAGTTTTCCTCCTTAGTTAGTTATAGTTGATTTCTTGGCCAACTTCATATTCATAAGTACCAGTCTATCTTTTTTCAAGTCTTTTGTTTTTGTTATCCTTGCATGTAATACTGGTGAGACCAGAGTCCACTTATTAGTTATCCTTTTTTGAATAACTACATCAGCATTGCCTGGGAGCAGTTGAATATATCTTCGTAGCTCTTTTACTAACAAATTAGATCACCTCCTTTCAAGATCAACAAAAAATTTAATGATCTTAAATTTCTAGCTTAGGTTTATCCTTCCAATCAAGACCAATCTTCTCTAACAACTTCTTAATATCTGGCTCCTCAATTGCATCAAGAAGACCATTGGCTTTAAGACGAGACCTAGCTACATATGTACCTAGTGAGTCAAGTAACAACTCACGTTTTGGATTTCCTCCTCCACGGTCATCTCTTCCTTTTAATACATAGATTTCATCAAAATTGAGTGGAATTGTAATAACTGCTTGACCTATTGTATAGAATCGGTATTTGACTTCTTCAAACTTAATTCCAGTCTTAGTGTCTATTCTAATTAGATTCCTCATCTCACGTAGATGACCTGTCAAGATAAAATCACAAGAAATACGCATCAGTTTTTTAATATAGTTAGTCATATACACCTTTGCAGGATTATAGTCACGTCGGTGATTAGGGACCTCACCTGCTTTACCTCTTCCTCCCATGTCATAAGCTTGGACAGCCTCACCCCAGGTAGTTGCACTGTCTAGACAATAAGTTCCAATATGATCAAAGTATCCTATTTGAATTCTTGTATCAACAGCTTTCATCCATTTAGCGAATCTATCTGGGCTGAAGGGGTCATCTGCTTCCCATTGAGTATCTGCAATAATATCTCCGGATTTGATAAGGTCACGAAGACACTTTGTTCCACCTGGGTCAAAAGAGTCGATGTGAACTGGTTTACGTGCAGTACGGAGTAAGAAGGTTTTCCCAGCATTAGTTTCACCTGTTACGAGTGCACTGAATCGTTTTTGTAGTGGGTCACCATTGTAGTAGTCCTTTACTTGCTTGAGTTCTTTCTTATAATCGTAAGGCATTTACTCTCCTTTCTTTAAATACTTTTCTTTTAAAACTTTACCTACTGCATCTGGAATAGATTTAATAATAGTCTTTTTCCAAGCGTAAGTATTTCCACCATCTATGTCAAGTAGTTGTTTAATGACTTCTTCCACAGGGATCTCATTACGTAAAGCAAGTGAAGTTAACCTACCAGTTACCTCAGCTTTTGCTTGGATAGATTGGCCACTTTTCCCAACTGAGCAGAAAACTTCGAATGGTTTACCTTCGTGTTCGGAGATAGTTACATACATCTTTCCATAGCCAGTTGGAATGCAGACGGTTGATGAATTAAGGACTTGAGGTCTTTTGATCATTTCCACTCCTCTAGTGTTCTCTTAATAGTTTCAGCATGACATCTTTTTGGAAAGCACCAACAGAATAGTCTTACCTTTCCGTATTTTCTATATGCAGATAGAATTTGACTAAAGTAAATACTAGGTAATTTATTTGCTATCAGTGTTGGAAAGTAATTATCATACTCAATACACACACTATTTCTATCAAATTCAGACTGCATATTGAATCTGTTTCCCAAAGGAGTAGTACGATCAACCTTAAAGTCATATAGTTCAGTTGGTTTGTCATTTCTAAGATTCATTATTTCTATCATTTTATCTCCACTCCAAATCTTTTTTATTAGTAGTGTCCATCTCTGCTGGATTCCAGAACTCAATCTTAAATCCAAGAGGTGGCTCATAACATTGTTGTAAAGGATTTTGCCATGAGAGGCAGTAATCATGGTAAGGGCATCCTCTGTAGTCTGTACAAGACTTTGGATTCATCTTGAAAGCCATCAAGACTGGGTCACCTTCCTTACAATGAAACAACCTATCCATATCACGATCTATATCATCAAGTGTGTCGTTAACTGTCCAGAGCCAAGTATTCATTTGGTCAGGTGTTTTAAATGCAGGGACTCGACGAAATGAAGCATGGTAACCTGCAGGACGGTATTTACTCCCACGAGATAAGTAAGTAAACCCAGTCCCACAAAATTCTATTCCTAGAACTTTCTCAATAGGAAACATACAATAGAGGCAATGAGTGTAAGTTCCATTTTGAAGGCCTAAGTGAAAAGCTTCAGCCCACTGTCTTCCATTGAGATATCTTTCATGAGTTGTTTTATGATCCCAAGAGAATATCATATCGTCTGCTTTACGTCTCATAATAGAATCCATTCGATAGTAAAGAACACGGTCTTCAGCAACAGGAACTGAGCCCGAGATTTCAGTCATCTTTCTTCCATCTAAGACAACAACTTCATTTTGTGAAAGATCATTTCTACGTTCTTCATTATCAGCAAACTGTATAAGAGCATTTAGAACACCTGCAGGAGTTTTTGGCTTGTAGATCTCATCAGTTTCCGGTGCAAATACTTTTCGATATTCAGTTTCAAAAGCATTGTAAGCACCTTGGATATCTTCGTAGCTATTGAGTAGTTGATATTCCCTGGCACAATGCCAACTGCTACCGAAGTGAAGATCGTGAGCTGGTTGATCGAGTCTCCAGCCAAAGACGTGAGCAAGCATGTATTGACGTGGGCAGGAAATATAGTCATCAAGTTTTGAGGAATCTCGAATTTGCCATTCTAGTTGTTCAGATAGTTGAAACATTTATGTCCTCCCTATTATTTCCTCCTCAAAAGATGCCAGTCAAGAAGTTCTTGTGTTGTGCGAAGGATACGTTCAATTAAAGTCACTTCCTTTGCCTGATATATTCTTATCTCTGCGGGTAAGTGTGAGTCATCCCCAGCATCTTTATATACTGACTTTGTTACTAACGCTTCTCTCCTCCATTTCCTCAAAGTTCTTTCTGTTATAGCCATTTTCTTCTTCTCCTTTCGTTAGTTTATTCCATTCATCTTCGAGTATTTCTACATGTTCTCGAAGATACTTAAACACTCTCCAATAATAAGCATCTGAATTGTGGATAGATCCTTTTGGATATTTATTTACTTCAATAAATTCAAGTTTATGAATCTCTTTACCTTGTTCATTCTTACAAAGCCAACTCATTTTCTTTAGTTTCTTCTTCCTGGCTTTCTCATCTAAATCATAGACAAAAGGACCTAAGAATACTTTTCCGTTCTTTAAAGTCAGCTTTAGCCTATACATAACTTTAGAGGACGAGGTTCCTTTCAATATATTCACCTCCTTTAAACAACAGTATGTTCAATCTTCCATGCTTATGAGCGAAAATAGCACAGGCAATAGAGTTCATTACATTCAGTGAGCATGGAACTATGTAATCCAAGCTAGTTGAATCCTTCATAATTGAACTAAACTGCCTGTGCATGTTATTAGCTGCATAGCGATTCATAGGACCTTCGCTGAGGAAAACTATCTCTCCAAATTCCTCCGCAGCACTAAAGTCATGTGAAGATTTATTTACAATGAAGACTTTTCTTTTTTCATCTTCACTCATTTTCAGGCTCCTTTCCTATATCATTTGCAGGCGTAGTGTTGCCAAGTGTTGAGATCATGTTAGTTAGATTTTCCGGTGCTGATGATCTAGTATGTTCAGTTTTTCTTCTATCCCTGAGGTCTTCAGTGCTGATAGGACCGTGAGGGACATTTTTCAGTTCGTCAAGTCCATCTGCGAAGGCTCGCTTTTCAGATTGTACAGGAATATCTACTGGTGATGAGAGATCAAGTTTGACAGGTTCGTCAAGACACTCATGGTACTCAACCATAGTGATAATTCTCTCATGTTGAGGTAGGGGTTTTAAGGTTATTGTAAGTTGAAGGCCACAGTTTGCACAGTAAATAGCTTTAGGCATCTTTTACCTCCTTAATAGTAACCTTACATTGCTCCCAGGGTTTGGCTTCTTTGTTAAGTTCCTCAATTTCACATATGAGATGTTTACCAAGACCAATCATAGCAGCTATTTCAGCACTAAACTTCTTTGGCACATAACCACACATGATGTTTTCTTCAGTTGCACTATGCTCAATGCGGACTGCATTAGGATCGAATTTGTTTATAGGCTCAGGTACGAGTTCAAGAATCTCATTGGTTTTGAGATCTTTAAGAACCCTGTGCAGCTGGTGATGTTGAACTCCGGCGATGAAAAAAGTTACTAATTCCATTTGTTTTCTCCTTATTAGTTAATTAAAAAATTTAACGAACTTATTGTCCGAAAGGACAGGATTCTTTTGATGGGCTTGTTCCTCCTGTACTATGTGTTATTTTCATTAGTATTATTCTTAAATCATCGACTATAATCCTACTCAACTTAATCTGATCTACTAAATACTCAAAGATTTTGTAGTGCTCAGTTAATCGTAAGGCATTTTCTGTCGTTTCAGGGAAACGTGATGTCCAAAGTGGTGAAGAGGGACCTGTTAGGCATAGTAGGTAACTATTATGGTCACTATTATCAACAATAGTTATACCAATCTCACGATCACATCCAACTACTAGACCTTTCTTGACAAGGTCTCCTCTGTTAAAGTCAATAACCTTACCTTCTAATTCTTCATCTTTCATACTTTTTCTCCTTTCGTTTGAAGTTATTCTTCCAGTTGTTATTCCTACAAGTTTCATATTATTTCCTTCTTATATATTTAGATCTGGAATCTCTATATCAAAGCAACCTTTAGGTATCTTTTTATTAGTCAAGTGTTGATAATGAACTATTGCCTTGTGATCAGATATTTGATCTCTTATTTTCCAAAGTAAGTCTTTCTCATTACTATCCAACCCAGCTCCTACAGCAAAGGTATCACCAGTTTGAGAAGACATAATGAGTGAGCCAATTCTACCTTTAGGTTCTCCTTCTATAGATATCTCTTCATTCCATCCAACTATTTCATATGTGTCTTGTTTCTTAGGTTTGAACTTCATAACATAAGTACTTCTTTTTTCCTCATAAAAATTAGAAAAATGTCTAACAACGATACCTTCATAGCCTTTCTCAATGATCTCATCGTAGACTTTTTTTATTTCATCTAAAGTTTCACATATCCAGAAAGGAGCCACTTTGATTTTAGGATGGAGATCTTTGAGGTTTTCAATTATTAGTAGTCTTTTCATCTGAGGAAGGTCGTTGATGATGTCAAAACAGTGGAATTCTATCTCTTCGTGTCTTGGATGAAGGTTGACAGTTCGTGAAACTATTGATGAAATCAGATCAAACCCGCCCTCAAGGTAAAGTCGATGACTATAAAGTTCTCCATCAAACTCTCCATCTAGATGCAAAGAACTAAATGCTCTATCTATATGAGGTACACTATACTGAACATTTCCTTCACTTGAGAGTAAAAGGTATTCATTAAGTTTAAGACCAGTTTGGATAGGAATTGATTTAGATCTGAATCCATCATACTTAATATGGACTATGTAAGGAGGTTTCCATTTGGCGAGACGTTCTTCCTCAAAAGGATAACACTTCATTATCCCTTTCCAACGTTGGTATTTAGGCATAAGTTACTCCTTATTCACAGATCATTTCAATTTTGTATACTGGTCTACTAGCTTCAGGTTTCGTGGCATGAGAGAATCTTTTCTCAAACGTACAAGATGTGAACTCACCTTCTTTTACTCTAAACTTTATATCAGACCAATATTTATCTATATCAGTAAATACAAATACAGGATCATCCACTTGGCCTTCCAATTCGAGTTTCCAAAAGTATCCAAACTTTTCATGGAATAGTCCAAGAATGTTCTCAATGAATTCTTCTATAGGTACATTTGATATATGGATGGTGAGATCTGGGTAAGAGAAGGTGTCTATTTTACATTTGACAACTGCTTTTTCTTGAGATATTAACCAGTCATTCTTCTCAATTAGGTCTATCTTTTTCTGGTTATCTCGGTGGAATCTGTAGATAGCAGCACTTTCTCTTCTTGCTTTTTTTAATCTTTTATCTAACGGAATGTAAGTTATTTCCATTTGCTTTTCCTTTCTTTCGTTTAGTTAATTAAAAAATTTAACAAACTTAATTCATTTCATCATCTATGTACATTTTCTTAAGTTTGAAAAGTACCCTGACTCGAATTTCAAAGCCAGGGTACTTCCGGAGTAGGTTATGGCAAAACCTTTTTTTACTTCCCAGCGGCTCTCTTCTGCAGTTCCTTAAGCATCTTTTGCTGGACCTCAGGAGTAGCATTTCCGAACTGTGCAAGGTAGGCCTGGACAGGATCAACCTTGACACCTTTTTGAGCGACACCCATCTTGGCTCCGCCGAGTCTTGCCTGGAGTTGTTCGGCAGTCTCACCACGTTTCAAGCCGGCTCTAATGTTTGCCTGAAGAGTTACAATCCAGTTGGCATGGGCATTTGTCTTAATGGCTTCGTCGCCGAAGATCTTGATCATCTCAGTTGCTGTCTCTCCAGTTTCCACTGTGACAGTAACAGGCCCTAACTGTGGTGTTTCTTTCTTTTCATTCGCTGGTACTTGTGCAGTTACATTAAGTTTTTCTGGCATAGCTAAACCTCCTTGGTTTAATGTTAGTGGGCGGAATTGCCCAAGGTTTAATATTACAATAACATAACTATTATGGTATTGTCAATGAATTTTTTGGTACAATTTGGTTAAGTT